AGAACTGTGGAGTAAACATCACAGGCGTTCTCCCACGGCATGGTTTTTTCCTCGTATTTCAGGCCAATATCCTCTAAGCCCTTGACATACGTGTCCGCCCACTCTTTACGGGAGTTAACATCGGAATCAACTGAACTAACAAGATCGTTAGCCAGCTTAGTAAGTGCTTGGTCGTCGAGGTACTCGGCAAGGTTGGCGTCAAACGGCGCGTCGTCTAAGCCCTCTATCTCTTCTCTTAAAGTAATCTCAACACTGCCGTCTTCCAACGTGTTTATTTCAGGCGCGTCAATTTCTAGCTCAAGGACATCTTCAATACTTACTTCGCCTAAATTGCCTAGAGTACCTTCCCCTTCGGGCATTTCGTATAAGCTGCGTTCAATCGCCATCGTTAATCACCTTTCATTACGCCCCATTTGTTTAACGGGCAACGCGCATTTTTTAGAAATACTTTGGCTGGCATTAGACAACCACACTGCTTGCATGTATTCAAAACAGGTCTTAGCTGTGGGCAATCCCTACAGATGCTCAACCGCTCCATTGCTTCAACCTTCACCTCCGGGGTAAAAAGCCGCAGGTTTTTTTGTATCCAACTTTTGGACTTCTCATCCAGCATTAGTAGTAGCCACCAGTTTTATGCTTAAAGTATCTTTGCTCTTCTGCTTCGTCCGAAGGTAAACGAATAAAGCCACCTTTGCGAAACCGCATTAGCGCCATAGAGGTAGAGTCCACGTAGTCATCGTGCTCCCCTGCTGGGAAACTGGCTACTTCTTCCATAACCTCTTCCGCCCAATGCCTGTTGGGAATCCACACCATACCAGAAGCAAACAAGTCAGACACCGCATTAAGCCGTGTAATTTTGTCATTACCCTTTGTCGGAGTAAACTCCTGCACCGGTATTCCCATCGCCCGCATCTCGTATATCAGCGGTGCTCCCGATGCTTTCTTCTCCACTATTAACGAATCAGGTTGCCACTCATCATACTGCTCTATCGCTACCTTCTTCAGCTTCGGGAACTCCATCCGTTCCCTAAACGCATTCAACAGTATAATGTTGGCCTGCGAGTTACCTGCATCGTCGTCATGGTAGAACACGCCCCACGTTGTGCATGCGGAGTAGTCAGCTCTGTTACTTTTTTCAAACGCCGTGTCCCATGACATCAAAATATAGTCACACGGTGGCGGCTCTTCCTCTTCCCAAATCTTCCACCACTCTCGCTTAACAATGGCCGAGGTTTCTGACGTGGGATTCTGCTGGTACTGCGCCATCCACTTGTTGTTTGGCAGTTCCTGTTGCAGTGCCGTTAGTTCTTCTTTCCCCCAAAACTCCGGCCACAGTGGGTTACCAGAAGGCAGGATCGCAGGAAACTCAATAACTTCCCACTCATCACCGCCTCGTTGGGCCGAGGCCTTTAACACCTTAGCAGTCAGATCACGTAGTGACCACCGCGTCATTACAATAACTATAGCCCCACCCGGCTGTAGTCTCTGCCGTGGACCTGACGTATACCACTCGTAAGTCTTGTCGTATATCTCTGGGCTAGTTTCCGCCAGAGCTGCCTCTTGTTCTGAGTGTGGGTCGTCAATAATGAGCAGGTCTGCACCTTTACCCGTTACCGCACCACCTACACCAATAGCGAAGTAGTCCCCGCCCTTACTAGTGTTCCACCGCCCCGCTGCCTTTGAGTCACTTTGCAGATGCAACTCTGGGAATATTTCTCTGTATTGCTCTTGGTCCACAAGGTTACGCACCTTACGACCAAAGCCCACCGCCAGCTCAGCAGTGTGGGAGGTCTGAATTACTTTTTTATGTGGAAATTTACCCAGAAACCATGCAGGCAATAAGTAAGAAGCAAACTCAGACTTAGTGTGGCGAGGAGGCATATTAATAATAAGCCTCTTGCAAGTACCATTAGCCACTCGTTCGAACGCCTCAGCCATCTTGCCATGATGTCCCCCACTGATAAACACAGGCCACATTTGCGTAACAAAATCTATAAACTTTGTCTGCGCTCTTTTCTGCTTCTTTAAACGCTTTAGGTGCTCAAGCTCTGCTAATAGCTTCTCTTGCTCGGCTGTGGAGAGCATGGGCAATATAGCGGGTATGTCGCTAAGGGATATGTCCTCAAAGGGGGATGTCATCATCCTCTTCCTCTGTAGGCGTTATTACACCCAGCGCAGCGTCCAAAGTACGCATTTCTTTCGTATCTTCTAGCACACCTAACTTTTCGTTGAGTGCAACTTCTAGTGGTAGCACATCCACTACGTGAGCATTAAGGAGGCTCTTCACCCTATTTTTTATGGCCCGCTCTAATTCTTCCGGGTTCTTGTAATTGACCGTTATCTCACTACGTTCCGTAAATATCCCTATGTCGCTGTGTTTGCCTAGCAACTCCAATGCTTTTAGCTCATACCGGGGGTCACCACAGTTGGCTATCTCCATTAGCTTGTGTGTAATAGCAGCTCGTGCTTGTGCCGCATCCATAGCCAGTTGCTGACCATACGTGCGTAGGAAAGATGCCGCTGCAAAAGCCGTGGTGTGGTTAGTCAAATTGGAAGGTTTGGTACGTTCTGCTACCGCACGCAGTAGTTCTTTCTCTCTTTCCGCGTCCCGCTCCGTAACATCAAGTGGGGCACCCAATGCTTCTTGGAGTTCGGCGGTGTTTCCCGCTACCGCTATTTCTTCGCGCAGGTTTGCTGTCTTATCAGAAGTAAGATCATAGGGTATGGGGTGTTCTTTAGTGGGTTCTAGCTGTACTACAGACATGTCGCAGGTATCCAATACCGGTTTTGCGAAGTGTAAGGGATTAGCACAGTGGGCGCAAGGCTAAGAATTGCAGGTGCAATAAAAATGGTAGCTACCATTTAACAAGTAGTAACCACCACTTTGCATTCTGTAATAATACCAACTGGAATTCCAACTGGAATAGGAGGTTTGAGTCCCTTGACGGGGGGTGTTCCACGTGGAACGGGGGTGGGTCGCTACTAGCAACGACCCGATAAAATAGGGGGTGGGGGTCTAAAAATAGAATAAATAGAATAAATAGAATAAATAGGGGGTGGGGGTAAGTTATTGATTTAATTGGGGTTTAATATAGAAACTGTGAAAATTTGGTATCTCTCGTGCAGATTAGTAAGTAGAGGGGGGGCATGGGAAAATTTCACAGCTTGGGGGGTGGGGGGTAGGTGGGGTGCTGCCTACAGACCTGTTTTATTCCAAGGGCCGGCTGCCGTTTTCGTGGCGCAAAAAAAAGGCCTCGTATTACTGAGGCCTCTCTCTTATTTTCCGGTCTAGCTAATTAGCTGGCTACCGGAATCTCTACCTTCGCGTCATTCAATCCTTTGGTTATGCCCACCAACATCGCCTCGATCTTGGTGCGCTCCACGTGGGCCTTAATGATCGGGTCCTGCTGTGCGCTAGTGAGATACTTGTGAAGCGCTAGCAATTCCTCAGACACGCGCTTGTAGGTGTCGCGCTTGTCCTTGTCCTTGACCACTGCCGCCTTATTCTCGCGCAATAGTTTTCCCTGTGCCTTCAGCTGCTTAATCAAGGCCGCTGGGTTGCTATGGTTGCGTGCCCTAGCAGTAGAAGTTACCTCTGCTCTGATTGGCTCGAAAGCTTTAGCCATGGCCGTTGTATCAGTGCTAACAGTGTCATACCAGTGGGCACTTCCCTCTACTGCAGGCAGTTGAGCATTAACGCTAGCAGCCAACATCCGCGTCATACCTCTGGGCGCTACTTCCGCGTTGCATATTGCTGTTGTCATAGCAGACACAGACAGTTGCACGTCCTTACCATCTTCACCTTTATAGGTCATCTTCCCAACTAGGGTTTCCTGATCTAGTTTATCGAACGTGCTCATGTCATCCAGCGTGAATGAAGGTACTGTTACTGGTGCTGCTACTTGGTTTTCAGTTGTCATAATTTAATACCTTTTGTTTTCAGTGCCTAGTCAAGGCGTGAGTGTTGCTGACTAGGTACCAGAATCGCATTTTCAGCCTGTTTTCCCTTTTTATTCGTAAGCCAATAAACATTCTTTTTGCCGAGGTATAACATTGTTATGCCTCGTCAGCTAATCACCTTCGGTGATAGTAATCAGAGCAGCGGATGCACACACCCCAGTAAACACGTGGCCCCCAGCTGGTTGGGTTTGAGCAGGCATAACAATGTTATGCCTCGTCAGTTATCTCCCCCGGTGATAGTAAGCAGAGCAGTGGATGCACAGCTTACCTTTTGTAGTACATCGTTATGCCTTTTTCGTAATGATATGTTTAGCTTTGGCCTGCAAGTTGTTGTTATGGTTACACAAA